ACAAGCCGTGCAGCCTCCATAGGCGCTGGAGAAGCTGGACTCAGCTGAGTTGGAAACAGATTGGCAAGCCCACCAGCACCAGCGCCCGGTTGACCCATACCTTCAGACGCCATAATCTGAGCGACTAGATCACCAACAGCCATGTTCTGAAGCTCAGGCCTCTGTGCCCGCAACTGCATCGCTTTCATTTGCGCTTGCTGGATTGTCATCGCCATCTTACTTGCCTTTCAGCCATCCAAGTCCGTGCATCGGGTGCTTGATGTTACGCTTGCCATCGGCGCCAACAGGACCACCGTCCTTGATCTTCTTTGGCCCACCGAACAAGTTCGACAGCGCGCCAATGCCAGTTGCCACAGCGCCGATTGTCGATGCCGTATTGCTTACACCGGGAGCCTGCTCATAACGAGTACCCGAACCCTGTGCGCTTGGCGTGCCAACAAAATTCTGAAAGCGCAGAGCTTGATTGTAATCATAATCGCGCTGGTTGCCAAAATCCTGCTGCAGCAGATCGAGCGATCTCTGTTGCATTCCGCGCTGCGCTGAACCAGCAGCCTCAAGTGCGGCAGTATCCACACCGGCTAAGTTCTGCACGTCACGACCAAGGCTCTGCGCCCGCTCAGCTGCCGTGAGGTAACGACCGGCCTCAGTGTTGAACTGACCCATGCCGCTCTCGTAGCCCTTCTGGAGAGCTTCGTTCTGAGCCGAGAGAGCTGCAGCGTTGGCATCGCGTATCGTGCGTGCCGTAAACTCACCGCTCCGGCTACCACCAAACGTGCCACCACCAATAAATGTGCGGTTCACAGCAGGCAGAAGATTCTCATACAGGTTACGACCAGCTGCAGCGCCAATCCCAGAGACGACGTTCTGGGTGTATGGGTTCATAAAACTAGCCGCAACGCCCGGATTCGTAAAGGACTGCGTTCCGCCCACGATTAAATTACCAGCAGCCTGCGTGTACGGCTGATAGTTCCCAACATTCTGGGATGTCATCTGATAGGCTTGCTGCTCCTGCGGTGCAAATTCAGCAATACGCGGGCCAGCAGTGTAAGGCTGATAAGGCGCAGTCGTAGCCCCATAGCCCCTTTCAATGCTCTTGGTGTAGGCATCAACAAGCCACTGGGGTAACTTTGTTTGTGTGATGGTTTCTGTGATAGCCATTACGCCATTCCTCCAACAGCTTTAAGCATTCTATCTATACCCTTCTGGGGTTTTGCAATCTTTTTTACATCTTTACGGCCAGCTTGACTACGCACCATTTGGCGCATTTTATCAAGACGACGCACGCCTTCACGATTCGACCCATCGCCAAGATCAGAAACATCCTGCGCGCTCCAGACATATTCGCCATCGGATAGGTATGCAGGGATCTTATCCTCCTGCCCGCTACCGATACCTTTTACCTGTCCGGGGCCGCGATGACCGCCGTTCTTATGATAATCTACAAGATGTTTTACCATATCATCGTCGATTTCGCCGCCTTCTTTTTTAACAGGGACGGCACCGGGATTAACAGCCGCAGCTTGTTGCTGATCGACAAGACGCATAAGAGCGCGTTCTTGCGGCGTCATGCTTCCCCTTAAAACCGCTTCTTCGTATCTAGCAGAGTTAGGTTGAGCTGCGGTTATAGTAGGAGCAGGTGCTTGTATGACGGGGATAGTCGTGGGATTAATAGCTGCAGCCGGAACGGCTGGTGCCCTGACTGGGGCCGTAGCTGGGGCCGTGGCTGGTGCCGTAGGAGCTTTAGTTACAGGATCACGGGTGAAGAACATATACTCCGTCTCCTGATCCCCGCCAACCCGGCCATACGTTGTTGGCGTATAGGGATAGCGACCGCCAACTCCGCCAATTCCAGTACCGGGGATAGTGGGCCTCAGCGGGTTGGGCGTAAAGGTTAGGCCCGTAGTGTCTGGGGGAAGTGTGCCTCCACCACCACCGCCGCCGCCCGTTACTAACGGGATTAACGGAACAACGGTTTTTATAATATCTATGACGCTCGGCGGCGGCGGCGTTTCCGTTGGCGGGTTTGAGGGCGGCGGCGTTAATGGGCCTAACGTTGGCACTATTGGGCCCAAAGGAGGGAGCGGAGGCGTAACAGTTCTTGGAGCCTCAGCCACAATCTCGCCAGTCACTTGATCGACGCCATTTATAACAGGGTTAATAACACCGCCTATACCAGCGGTAGTTTCTGGAGGAGTCGTAACTTTAGGTGCATTAGCCACAATCTCGCCAGTCACTTGATCGACGCCATTTATAACAGGATTAGCAACACCGCCTATACCAGCAGTAGTTTCTGGAGGAGTCGTAACTTTCGGCGCATTAGCCACAATCTCGCCAGTCACCTGATCAACGCCATTTATAACAGGATTAGCAACACCACCTATGCCAGCAGTAGTTTCTGGAGGAGTCGTAACTTTTGGCGCATTAGCCACAATCTCGCCAGTTTTCTGATCAACGCCATCCACGACCGAACTATCGTTTCCACTTAAGATAGGGGTGATAACACCGTTAGCAATTGTTCCAACAATTGGATTAGCCCCAGACACAGCCGTCGTGACAGGGTTTGCCGTGACGACAATCTGGTTAGCCGCCGCCGCAGCCTCATCAAGTTTATTAAGGGCGGCAGTTGTTTCTGGGCTTGGCGTGTAACCGGGTACAACGCTCTTTACCGCGTCAACAACTGCCCCACTGACAGCTGATGAAACGGCTCCTGTGGCCGCTGCTGCAGCGGCTGCATCCACTGCTGCTTTAGTTGCTGCATTAACAATAATTTCTCTGGTAGCTGCTTCTGTCCCAATGCCTCTGACAGCATCAGTGACGCCAGTAACAATGTTGCCAACTTGAGATTCAAAACCAATGTCTTTGAGAACGCCGCCGACAGCCTTAGAAATATCACCCCCAATATCAGTGCCTTGCATAACGCCAGCAGTCAAACCCGTCACACCAGCCCGGATCAGTGTTTCCTCAACCGAACGGCCTTGAACGGCGCTAGAAACTGCAGAGCCAAGTGCCGCAGCCCCCGCCACCGCAAAGAATCCTCCTGCCGGAGCAAGGAGAGCTACCGAAATCATTGGATAAGCAATGTCAGATACGTTGACGCCAGCTACGCTTGCACCGGCAGCAATTGCCGCGCCTACTGGGCCGCCAATAATAAAGCCAAGGGCGGCGTCACCGAGAACATCAAGAGCTTGATTAACAAAGCTAGTGTTTTTCTTCTCATTTGCAACAGTCTTGAAGGTGTCCCCAAATACTAAGTCTCCAGATCCGGGATTCTTAAATTGTCCTGTTTGAATCTCCCAGTCAGCTTTGTTACCACCAGCTTTGGTTAATCCTGCGGCAATTTCAATCGCCTTATCGGCAGCCTCATAGCCCGTGCCTTGGAAGGCGACCTTTCCAGTCCTCATGTCAACGAGGCGAATTGGCTGGCCTTCAATTAAATTGAACGTGTTGTCTTTTTTCGCGACCGTAGAAGTTGGGTTGCCTTTGTTGGACTTAGGTGCCGTGAAGGTTCTGAAATTACTAGTTGCGTCAGGATCTGTTACCCCGAAACTGTTACCGAAATTTAAGCCACCAAGGTCTAAACCAGAAAGATCGGACATAAGCCCATTCCACTGATCTCTCGACAGCTGCATGGCCTGAAGATCGGTATCACTGGGTGAATAACTATTTGCGTTTATGACTTGCAGGCCAGTCCCAGTCGCCGCAGCCGCAGCCGGAGCAGCGGTTTCAATAACCGAAGGCGCAGCAGCCGTCGCAGTAACAGCTGGAGAACCGATACCAGCTACTGGCCCCACCTGAGGCCGCGCTCGGGTTGCAGCAACCGAAGCGTTTTGGTATGCGTCGCTTATCTGCTCTCCGGTTGCGCCGGGTTGAGCGTAGGCATTCTCAATGCTGCTCATGATTTGCTGACGTTCTTGCGGCGAGTAGTAATTGTTGTTGGGCAACTCGGCGCGATACCGTTGCATTGCCACATCCGCAGTGTACGCGGGGTTGGGCCTGTAACCTTCAGCAGTGAGAATGACCGATGGGATGCTGGTGGAGGTCGAAGGCGTTCCAATACCAGCTACAGGCTCAGCCTCAACGGTCGAAGGCACTACGGCTGGCATGCTTATTGACTCAGGCTCAACATACATAGGCCGTTCAGGTAAAGACTCTACGGTAGGCGTGTAAACGTCCTCAGGAATATATCCAATACCCGGCTCGTAATAATCATACTCGCCTCGGCGACTAATCCCTCGAAAGGACTGTGCAGGCGGCGTGTAAACCGGAGCGGCAACGGGAGTCGGAGAATACTGCTGCACTGCAGCAGCGATAGCCTGTTGGAATGCAGGGCTATTGAAATAGTCGGCATCAAACTCTGGCATGTAATAATCTTCAAACATGACTAAGATCCCTGACTAATCACTTCATTGAAACGCATTGCCCATTCGCGCCAATCGTCAAACTGATATGCGTCTGGAACGCCAAGAGCTGCGAGAGACGCAATCGTTGATAACCCAGATGCCCAATTTTTCCAATCGCTTTCGTCCATTAGACGAGTAGCAACGCCAAAATCTTCAATCGACGGAAACATATAGTCCGCCCAATCCACCACATTGTCTACAATGCGCGGGTCAATCGTGGTGGTAAATACGTTGCTCATAGCACATGCCTTTCAGCTATGCGCCCATGATTTACATGATACGCAGCCTCTTGCTGCGCGTCCCTGCGTGCGGTAACCGCTTCGTCTAGATTTTTAAAATAACCTACAAGGCGCCGCTTACCTTCTCGACTAACGCGCACCCTCCATGCGGAAGCGTGCTTCTTCCAATCGATCCCGGGCATTCCGCATTTGTTATCATGCCTTAGCTTTACGTTCTTTTGATTATCAGAGTGCGAAACATCCCTAAGGTTCTCAATTCGATTGTCAGATCTAAGGCCGCTGACATGATCGATTTGGCCAGTTGGCCACGAGCCATAATGTATTGCCCATGCTATCCGATGTGCGAAGTAATGTTTTTTGAAGACGTGCCCATGTAGATAGCCGTAATGGAGTGTTTGAAAAGCCTTAGTTCCGGCGTACTTCTTATTCCAACCCTTGGCATCTGTAGGCTTTTTGAACCAGCCCTCATCACGCGCAAGCCAAATAAGCTCGCCCGTATTAGGATTGTATGAAAGTAGCTGGCGGAGGTCTTCAGCTTTCATGTTAACTCTGATACCTTCCGTCAGCTGCCTCAATGTGGACAATAATCTGACCGGTTTGGTAATCCCCACCGACCGTGTTCGAGCTAAACCTGAACCGCAATTCGCGGCGCTGCTCCTTAAAGAACACCTGCTGCTCATATTTCTCGTTTGCCACAGCCGGGAAGGTGCGCAGTGGGCCATAGACTTCAGGCGCACGAGCGTTGATTCTACCCGTAATCTGCGCAGTCATGTCGCCCTGCTGCACGAAGTCAGGCTCAATCATCTCAACGTGAATGGAGCGGCTGCGCGGGTTATTATCAGTGAGGAACGATATATCGCCCGTCTCGAAGTAGCTTTCGATTGCGTTAAGCGAAGAGCCGTCAATCTCATCAACGCCAAACTCATGCTGCCAGATGCGGTAGCGGGTCGGGCCATTGCTAACCACGCGAATTGCCTCGCCTTCAGTAATGCGCGTATCACTGCCTTCTGTAATACGGATGTCGGCCACGCCCGGGCTAATTGGGTTGACGCCAGCAAGGATGGGGCGGTTCAGTGAACCAGCATAGATGCCAGCAGAGCGCCCCAGATTCGGCAGCTCCGTGTCGTACCATGTCTGTTCGCGGAAGTTATAGATCACAGCGTGCGTGCATTCAGTCGCATCGCCACGCGGATAGCACCACCAGATCTCACCGAAGCGCGGAACCTTATAGGCGAAGATCTTATTCGCATACGGGCGGTTCAGGCCATCAAAGAAATAGTTAATGTTCATGTTGTTCGGTACTTCGCGAACGACACCGTTGTACATCATGAAGCGGCCATCACCGACCCAGAAGTAAATCCCGTCATACTCAATAGCGCTGTTCACCGCGATGATCGACGAAGACGAGCTAATCGTGTCGAACGCGAACACATCAGATTGACCCGTGTAGTATGTGCGGATCAGGCTATCGAGCGTCCACAGGAGGCCAGCAGGGTTCTGACCACCACCACGCAGCGGCAGGCCCTTGACGATCTTCGAGGAGGCAATGAACGCATCGCCCGCGTCGCCACTGGTAAAGTTCGTGGGATCGTTTGCATCCGACCACTTAACGTACCCGTTCTGGGAAAACATAAACAGGTATGGGTGCAGCACCACAACGCCGCCGCTTACACCAGCCGTTGGGATTGGCGTCAGGGGCGTCGTGCCATAGATGTCGCCGAGATAGGCAGGATAGTCCGTGCCTGTAGAAATATCGAGCGCAGCATCTGTAGCGTGCGCGATCAGCACAGTCGAGCTACCAGCACCGTCGTATAGCGCATCGAACTGCCACATGAATTCTGGGCCGCCTGTGTACGTCGTAGGTGCGCGTGAAACCAAAGAGCTGGTGCTGCCAGCCACATCAATCGTCATGCGCTGCAGGCCCTCACCATAGCCCATATGGGTATAGGTAAAGTTGTTCAACGACTGCAGGTGAAACTGATTGACAGTGCCTTCGACGAAGTTCGTGATCTGCCGATACCCGCCGATCTTGCGCGGCAGTCCGCGCTGAAACCGAACCCACTGTCCGTCAACGTAAAAGTTCCCTTCGAACTTCGTACCATCCCGTTTAATACCGGGCTGTGAATTGATGTTGACGGGTACTAGCGACATTAGACAGTCGCTTCAGGAGCCTCTTCAGCCGGCGCCTCCTCAGCGGGGGCCTCTGGTTCAGGAGCAGCAAAGCCGTCCTCAGTCAGCACCCAGCCGGGCTGAACGTCGCCATCGACAGCGACATACAGCGCCAGAACATCTGGGTGAAAGCATTCCTCAATCCTAAAGCCATCAATAGGGACGATAACGTCACCAACAATCCCATCGGTAATACGAGCCATCTTCATGATTAATACTCCACTATTACGAGGCCGTTGGCACCGCCAAAACCGCTATACGACGTGCCCCCACCCGGAAGAGCTCCAACCTGAGCGGTGGCGTTGCTGCCGCAGCCCCCGCCTCCGTTGGTGGGGGGAGTAATGGTAATCCCACCAGCTCCAGTTGCAATAAAATCAAGAGAGGTGCTGGGTACAATTGTTGTCGGAAGTTTAAAAAATCCGGGTGCAGCCGGTGAGTTACTGCTATAATTTCCACCGCCAGAATTGCCGGAAGAACCGATTACGGCACCGGAGGTAGCGCCGTTACCGCCATTACCAAAAACACCCGCAGCGCCACCGCTTCCGCCATTGGTTGTGCTGCCATCCCCCGTGCCCCCCGTGCCCCCGGCATAATTAATATCTCCGCCAACTCCAGTGCCTCCAGCGCCACCAGTTGCACTTGAAGTGCTAGAGCCGCCAGTAGCTGAAACAAAAGATCCAAACGATGACGTACCACCAGCAGTAGACACGACTCCAACCCCAACAGTAACGGCCACAGTTGGCCCTGAACTTACGTCAACAGCCTTCATAGCAAAGCCACCACCACCGGCTCCACCAAGCCCGGAACTTGTGGCCCCGTTTGTACTGCCCCCTGCGCCCCACACACGGACACGAACACGGCTAATGCCGAATGGAACGGTAAATGTGCCGGATACGCCAAACACTTGGAACAGCCCATTACCAAAAACACCCGTGCCGGGGTTGCTACTTAAAGATACAGTAGGAGTAGGAATAGTCATCAGTTGTTCCCCATAGTCACAGTGCGACCAACGACCGTACCATTAGTCCCAGTGGTAATTGGATTGCGGAAGTCAAAGAATGTTGTTGGAGTGGACGCAGAATAGTTTGAATTTAAAGCCGCAGTACCTGTCGTTTGCACAAGGCCACTGTTCCCTGAGGACGCAGCTGTTAAAGAAATCCCCTGCAGAGAATATCCACCCTCTGGCACAAGGTTGAGCCCAGTGAAAGAACTACTAACACCAGTTGTCAGTGTTGTGGTTACAGTGATTGGCGACGCGACAATGGATGTAAACGCTGGAGAACCGTTACTGTCAATGAAGCCAATTAAAATAGCATCTCCAATATGTGGGATTGCTGTTATGGCAATTTGAGAGGCGCTGGTAGCCAGTGTTGTCGTAACGCCGGCAGTACTGGCGTTACCCCCGTCCATAGGGCTCGTAAATGCAGACAGCGTAAGGAATGCCGTAGTACCTCGGTTTGCTACAAGAACCGGAGTACCGCTTGCAGTGTAGCCAACGGTGGCACCATACTGAGCAGCAAAGGCAAGGCTGCTAAATGTCCCCGATGTTTCACAAACGCTTAGCTGAACAGTAGCATTAGATATTGGATTAATGCTAATGAGCCTATATTGGTTACTGCTAACACCTCCACCAATAAAATAGGCAGCAGTCCCCGGAGTCGCAATTGGGCTACCAATTAGTATAGCAGCACCAGCGGTTGTAAAGTTGTTGCCTATATTAGCGACTGTACCCGCTAAGAAACTGGTAGTACCGGTTTTTCGTACAACCATTCCGTAAACAAAACCTGAACCATCATTTGCAAATGCCGCAATTGCAAATGAGTTTGACTTAAAGCCAATAACTTGGGGAGAATACCAGCTAGTCGTAAAAGTGAACCCTGAACCAAGGCGCGCAGTAACAGTTCCTGTACTTTGAACACACCTTACTTGAAGGTTGCTACTGCTGTCGTTAAATAAAACCGCAATATGATCGCCATCCCCAAAGCTTGCGCACGTTACAGGTACAGGAGTTGATGTGAGAAAGGCCGTGTCAATGTCTCCAGATGTCACGACAGTGAGAGACGGGGTGTAAATTCGAAACCGTAACGTAGTACTCGTACTATCATTATATGTTACCAAGATATTACCATTAGCAAAAGTGGCAACAGATGCGGCAAGAGTTGACCCCGACGTTCCGACAGTCACAGGTCCGGCTTGAAGAACTCCATTTACGCTATATTTTGAAATAAATGTAGTGCCACGCGACCAAACAGCAACGAATTCTCCATTTGGCAACGGCGCCAAGGCGAGTCTACTAGTAGTATTGGCTCCATCAACAAGGGTCTTTTGAATAAGCGTTGTACCGAGGGCGGTACTTCCGGAATAAGTTCCAGTCGTTGCAATGGTGAATCTTGCAATACCGGGCGTTGAAGCTCCACGAGCATACGCACCCAGAGCAAAGGGCCCTATAAGTCCGTAATTATAATTAATGGTAGGGACGCCAACAAGAGCATATGTCGTATTGCTATAGGCAAAGTATGCAATTCCCATAGGAACAACCACAACATTAAGCGTATAGTTAACCGCATTCGCTTGAAAGACACCGAAATAAACGCGGGTGTTGCCGGAAATCACAATTGGAGTAAGCTGGTTGCGATAATTAATTGCGATAGCGCTATTAACGCGAGTAGCTGAAGCAAGGGCGACGTTTGAAGAGTCGAAGGCTCGGAAAAACAAACCAAAAGCACCGGACGACCCGTTAAGGAAAGCATTATAAAAGACAACATATCCACCTGAAGCACCCTGCGCAAATGCGCCTAAAGCTCCAGCAGCCGGCGGTGTCGTTGAAGTTATGATGCGCGTTCCAAGAGCGGCGGTCGTGCCGTCCCAAGTAAGCGTCGTGACGCCAGTGCTATCCTGCACAATCCCACGAATAGTTCCATCAGAACTGAGAACTATTGCTAGAGCGGCTACACCCACAAGCGATGAAACTGTAGAGGTGGTCTGCTGCACCCCAACAGAGTTTAGACGAGCTATTTGTGCGGTGGTGGTGTTACTAGAGAAAATAATTTGAATATTATTTGAACCGTCAACAATAAAATCCCAACCCTGTCGAGCTGCAGTACCAACGGCTGCAGAATATACGCCAGTTGTATTAAAAGTAGCATCAAATCCAGCTGTTGTTACTTTACGAGCTTGAAAGTTGTTGGGAGTAAAATATCCAATGATTACAGAACCATCAGACAGGGCTTGCAGTTTTAAACGACTATAAACTGCACTTGAAGCAATATTAAGACCAGCATTCAAAACAGCTGTGGCAGCTGTACCGTCCGCGTTGTAAAACCTAGCGTTTAAATTAAAGTTGCCGCCAGTAATCGGAGTGCAAACGATAGCAAAACCACCAGCAGGAAGCGCAATCACGCTCACACCAAATGGCCCTTGCACCGTCATTGTGGTGCTGGTTTGTGCAACAACAGGCACTCCAGCTGTTGTTTCAATTCTAAAGTTTACCGTAGCTGCGTTTGCATATGTCGTCGTGTTCCCAGTGGCATAAGCGTACACAATGTTGCCATTGGTCAGCTGAGCAGCAACTTGACTACCCTGCGATCCGCCCAACTGCTCTACATAAGTGAGCTCATTAGAAGTCGTAGCTGTGGCAGAATAAACCGGCGTTGGGAGAGCTCCGGGATCAAAGAGGGCAGTGGTAAGAGCGCCAGTTGGAACTACGCCATAACCCGCTGCGCTCTGATACACATAGTCGCCAGCGGTAAAGCCCGTTGTAGACGCAGGGAGATTGATAACATTAGCGGAATCGCCTGAAAGTGTGCGGCCCATTCTTAAACCTCCTCGTAACCATATACGCTGACAGCCAGCCCGACGGCGCTGCCAAATACTACTACAGCTTCAGTTGCATTCATTACAATGCCAGAACGCTCTAGCACACCGTTTGGACCAATAATGGTATCATATTCAATATATTCCGAAGTCGTCGGGGTTCCCGAAGACGCGATAGCCAAACGAACAAGAATGGAGAACGCTGTCGTGTTAACAATGCTGATCGTAGCAACCGTAACTGTCAACGCAGGAACGGTATAAACCACCGTATTGGTTGTTGCTGCCGGTGCAGCCTGTCCTAAAATGCCAGTCGCCATCGACTCAATCCCTATTAGAAGCTAGAAAAATAATACGCCTTCGGTGTCGACATACCACCTGATTGCTGCCAACTCAAGTTTGTACCGTCAGTTCGCAGATATTTACCTGCATTACCAGCTTGAGAAGGAAGAATGGTTGCTGCACTGATGACATCCCAAAACCCATCCCCACGCAGATAATTGCTGGCGCTTGGTGTGCCAGTTGCTGAGAGCCCTGCCATCGGTATTCCCGACCAAGTTCCGGCTCCGCTTAAAAATGTGTTTGCGGTGGGCGTGCCAGTCGCGTTAATCCCAGCAATAGGAATGGCTGACCACGTTCCAGCGCCACTCAAGAATGTGTTCGCTGTCAGTGTACCAGTTGCATTTATACCAGTGACTGGAACGTATGACCACGAGGCCGACGTTCCATCGGTGGTGATAAACTTACCGGCGTTGCCCGTCTGTCCCGGAAGCGCTGCAGAGAATGCGGCTGCGGTAACAAATGCAGTCGTCGCGATTTGAACGGTGTTTGTTCCGGGTGCTGCTGTTGGTGCCGTTGGAATGCCGGTAAAGCCCGGACCGTCAACGAGGGCAACGTCTGTGCCGGTACCGGTCGTTCCATATGACGTACCCCACGACGTTCCCGTGCTAAGCGGGATACCCGCGCCCGGGTATACAGTAACGCCCGTACTGGCAATCGTGATCGTGCCAGAGCCATTGGTGATGCTAACCCCAGTACCTGCTGTCAGGTTGGTGAGTGTATAGTTAGTACCGTTACCAATAAGCAGCCGACCATTTGCAGGGACAGTCGAAAGTCCAGTACCACCTTGAGGCACGCTCAGAGGCGTTGTCAGGGCCGAGAGGGATGTAATGTCGCTGTTGGCGCCCGAAGCTGCTGCACCAATCGATGCACGCGCTGTGGCTGCGTTGACTGCCGTAAAGATACCAATACCGAGCGACGTGCCGCCAAGGTTGACCAGAGCACCCCCGGCCGTCGTCGCACCTGTACCACCCTGAGCAATGGCCACAGGGACGCTGAGGTTCGCAGTCTCTGCCTGAACCACGTTCGTGCCATCGCAGTACAGAATGGAGGCGCCGTTCTGGACAACGGGTACACCCGTGCCGGAAGCGGTCTTCACGGTCAGTGTGTAGCTACCAGTCGTAGTGTTCCGGATCCAGTATTGCTGGATCGTATTGGGAACGACAATCTGCATATTTGCAGTCAGTACGCCGCTGAACTGATAAGCAATACGGTTCAGGTCTGTACCAGTTAGCGTGTAAGGACTTGGCTGGCCCGTAAGGCTGATCGACACATAGTCAAACGCAAACGTCGAACTCTGGCCATAGCCAAGCGTGTAGAAGCTAGTTCCGTCAGTGATGATGCGTGCGCTGTCACCGGGATTGAATACTAAGCTGGCCTGTCCGTTAATTAGTTCGCCGCCAGAAGGCTGGATCGTAAGGCCGCCTGTGCCTGAGTTACGTGCGTCAAAGAACCAGTCATTACCCGCCGCAGAAGCAGACGGCATCGTGAACGTGCCAGCGCCGCCATTCCAAACGAGTACACGAGCGCGGTCAACGGATGTAAGCGTATAGTTAGACGATAGTAATGTCGTAGGAGCCGCCTGATTCAGCGTTGTCGTGATTGCCTTGAGGCCAGCACCAGCCAACGCGCTTGCAGATGGGGAGGATGTGCCAACGCCATACTGAATTGGACGCCACGTACCGTTAACGGTCGCATTGCCCGTGAGATAGATCTGCCATGCTTCGCCAGATGCAATCGTCTGGATCGTGTTGCCGCTGTTATCAGCGACTGTGAATGAAAACGCGCCTACGTTGAAGAACAGAGCTGTCTGGCCGACGCTTGCCTGCGTTGCGTCAGGCATACGGATCGTGAGACTGCCAGCAGAAGGCGTAACATCCATGATGGACGCAACCACATTGCTGTCTGTTGCAAGCTCAGTTGGCCACGTCAGTGTGACGTTCGCTGAAAGAGCTACTGCGCGATAGCTTACATCAGCCGGATAGACGACTGTGCCACCAAAAGTATTTGTGAAACTGGGCACTTATCAGTCCTCCCTGCGAACAATACCGCGATCAACAATTTGGCGAATATCCTCGCCATTAAGCGCCGCGATAGCACGATCATAAAAACTTTGCCAAATTGGAATGATCTCTTCGTTCTTCAGGAACGGAGCGGCTTCCATAAGTGAGGCGTAGAGCAGCGCGTTAGGCGCGTATTCGGTAAACCAGTTCGTCTGAACGTCATCACCGAGAAGCGGCGGAAGCTCGTAATAGATCAGCTCGTATGGAAAATCATCAGAGGGCGTTGGCGCAAAGAACCAATTCTGATAGTCGTAATCTGCGTAGAAGCGCGGCGTTCCGGTAAGAGTCTGGTTTGGCCAATACTGCCGCATATATTCATAAGCACGCGGGAATATTTCCTGCGTCGTGTTGTAGCCAGCGCCAGTTCCGACACGCATACTGACGGTTTCACGCCAGCGATCAGGCTTTGGATATGTCGCCTGCCCCTGAATCATTACAGAATTAACGACATTGACCAGACCTTGTACTTTAAGTTCTCTTGCCAGACGACGTTCAGCAAGTCCCACAAGACTTGGTAGCTGCAGGAAAACCGAAGGATCAGTAGCCAGCGTAGCTCCACGCTCCAGATAATTCCGGAGGTCGTTGAGAAGACTAGTATATGTCATCGCAGTGGCCATGCACAGATCCTTACATCAATTCCTCAGGCTTCACAACTTTGAACTACAGACCTGATACCCTTACAAAATCCAAGTTACATCACTTTACAGCTACTGCATCTACCCACGCTTTAACCGTTAACCGATGCTTTACGCTACAGTCTGTGTATTTTGCAATGATGTCAGCTTCCCAAAGCGCTCGCTCAGGGTCGATCATTACCATTGGCGGGTTTTGAAGTGTCGGGCACTTTGCCGCTAGGTTCGCCGGAGGCAGCGGCATTGGCGTCACTGATACCGCTTTCGAGCACCCTGCGCAAAGCATCAGAACCAGCGCAATCAACAGGAACGGCAGGAGCCGTTTTATATATTTCACGTATGGTGTTGGTACGTTCGGTTGCCACGACATTGGCTTGATCTCGTTCGGATTCGTAGGTTTTTGAGACATCATCTACTACCTCTTGTTTTTTGACACGTAGCTTTTCAGCCTTCTCCAGCGCCTTTGCAAAAGCTGCGTCGCACTGCCAGTCACGAACTTTATACCCAGAAGCTGCGCCAATAATTAAAGCGCCTGCTAATCCGTATATCATAACTGGATTGATTAAAGCCATTGCCTGTACTTCCTCGTCTTTGCCTTGCGGTCGTCGAGGCCATGCGTGCCACCATTGATCCGCTTTGTTAGTGCGAGGATTGCGGCGTCACCTGTGCCTTGGTCGCAGATGCCCCAGAGCTTGTTGCGGTCGAAGAACCATAACGCGCTTTCAAAACACAGTTCACCAGCTACCAGATCAGGGTTAGTCATTACGTCTGGCCGACCGATGTAGTCGGAGAACGCCTTGAAATTCGCCTTGCCCGTCAATTGTAAGGCCCCGCGGCCGCGAAAAAGCCACCCTTCGCCTGACGCTTCGTCACCATTGCCCATGCGGTTAGCATAGACACGGTTGGCTATTTTTTGCGGTTGGCGTTCATACGCTCTAGCCATTGCGTCAGTCGGGAAATATTTACCAAAGATGCCGCGAAGCCCTTTGGCCCCGTAGTTGAGGTTTTCGCTAAAAGCCTTGAAGCCGCCACTTTCATGCGCTGTTTGAGCGAAGAAATGCGCTGCACGATTAGGCGATAATTTATAGAAAGCCGCAGCTTTCTTATACGTTCCCGGACCGAATGCACCATCTGCCGTTACTCCTATTTTCTGTTGAAGGTTAATCAGGCTCATTTATCATCCTTCCGATTATTCCATAGCTCAAAGAGCGTCTTGATCTTTTCCTCAACCACAGCGAGACGCACATCCATCTTAGCAAGGATGATGGTCAGCGTAATGAACGCAAGAACAATAGGCCAAAGCTGACCGATCAGTTCAACGGTAGAGAGGTCGCCCGCCATTATACTGCCGGATTGCGCCAGTCTGGGAAGTCTTCTTCATCAACCACGCCGTCGCCGTTAGCATCATAGCGCAAGTCGTTACGATACTTCTCCCAAGGCTCCATGTCGTCGTCTTCGTCTTCTACTACCGGCTCCGGCTCAACAGGGCGGATCAACGGTACGCTATTAAATTCACCGACTTCTGGCTCTGGCTCAGGCTCAGGTGTGTCTAACTCCAGTGGCTCTTCTGGTGTTTTATCCCGCGCATTGGCGTTAAGGCTTAGG